GATGTCATCCAATCTAATACCTCAGCAGGAAGTTTACCTACTCTAGGATCAGAATCCTTTACTGTGTGTGGATCCATCTCACCCTTGGGGAGATAAGTAAGTTCACGCAATGATCTAACTGAGGGATCGCTTGTAACATTAGTGGGAAGTCGTCCAAGAGCGACATTATCATAGTTAAGTTGATGTCTGTCAAATGTAGCCAATTCATATTCTTCAGTGTGTGATAGACAATTTGTTGGGCAGTATTCTACGCAATTACCACAGAATATACATGCTCCAAAATCAATAGAATAATTACGAAGTTCTTTCTTCTTCGTTTGTTTATTCATCACCCAGTCTACCACAGGTAGATTGATAGGGCAAACTCTTACACATACTTCACATGCTATACACTTATCAAACTCATAGTGTATACGTCCTCTATATCTTTCAGAAGGTATTAGTTTCTCATAAGGATACTGTACTGTTACAGGTCTTCGACCCATATGATCAAGTGTTACAGAAAAACCTTGCAGCAAATACTTTGCAGCATCTTTGATTTCTTTTAGATAATTAAGGACTCCTTTGATCATGCGTATGCTAAATGAGGTGCTAATGCTGTTGCTGTTACAACGGTTGCAAATAATAACACGCTTAATAGATAAGTTTTCATGGGTTAAATTTCTAACTGTATAGGTATTTATACTATAAGTGTTTTTACCTATGCTGTCAAGCTAACAACCCATTGGTATTCCACATGCCCTAGAGAGGAAATAGTTATCCACCTCTGTTCGGATTGGAATTTGTTTGCAATAATCAATAAAAGAAGGATGCTCGTGTAAATACGAAACATCCTCTTTACTGTGTTCTATTGCTTCATATGCGGTATCTGCGTACTCGCATATTTCAAAATGATGATTTTGTGTGTCGTGATAACCGACAGTGTAGTGGGACATGATAGTTTCAACTCCACATTATACTATTATTTATAGCACATATACCTATTGGAGTCAACTAATTTTCTTTTTTGATGACATTAGTAGGTTGCTTACAACAACCTTCATCATGATCTTTTTGCAGATCTTCTATAGCGTTCTTAATTGTAGTGATACGCTTTTTTGTTTGTTTTTGGTAATTTTCCACTTCTAATTTTAGTTCCTGATGTCTCACCTTCACCCTTTGGATTTTTACCTGGATTGGATTTCCCTAGATTAGCAGATGTTTTTGGTTTCTTATTTTGTGTATCATGTAATCTTGCAGGTTTGTCTTTATCTTTTGTGATAACTGACTCTTGACCATGCTTACGTCCTAAACGACGCATTACTTTTCCGAATCTACGTTTTGACATTCCTTTGCCAGGACTTGTTTGGTATGTAACCTCACGACCTGTACCTTCTTTGCCATCGTCGGATTTGTATTTATACTCTCCTACACCTTTTTTGTAACCAATACCTTTTTTCTTTAAATCTTTTTCGAGACCTTTGCGTTTTTCTCGATTTGCTTTTTCATCAGATCCCCTATCAGCACTTATATTACCAGTCTGTTTTGTCTTAGACTTGGTTAACATACGTGTTGTGGGATTGCCCTCTACTAATTTGATGAAATCCTGATAATACATAACTTTTAGTTGTTCTTTTTGTGCTAACTTGTTAGCGGTAGCATACATTACTTCCTTATCACGTTTCCCATATAATTTTTTAAAACGACCTGCACTCTTCGCTTTCATACCACGAACAATACGTTCCGCTTCCTGATTGATAGGTCCTCGTTGATCAGTTCCAAACCCTTTAGGTTTAGTATTTTTACCACCGTAGTATTTTTTTGCTTCTTTAACTAGAAACCCATCTTCACGAACTTTGTGTCCGTCAGGAATGGGCATACACTTTTTCTTAGTGTTGCAATAATAATAACCTTGTTTACAGGTTTCCATTACCCACCAACTACTTGCACTTCTTCTACGATAACCGCACTGGTAGCAGCAGCGATTTTTACGCAGCGTTGAACTAGTGCTTTATTGCCTGATGAATGTGTATAATCAGCAGACGCACTTGATGAATCAATATCTGTGCTTAACATATTAACATTATTAGCTGCAGTTATTTTCTTTCCTGCTGTTCCTGCAGATAAAAAGTTACTGTCTATGGTAGGACTTGTACTGTTATCTACAACAGCAATGAAATCTCCTACAGAAAATGGATGGTTGGCAGAACTATCTTGTAGATGTTGTCCAACAAAGTAATCTGCTGTAGAATCGTCTACTGCTTTTATAATTTGTGCTTGACCTGGTTTACCACCTTTTACAAGAATGAACTCATTCTGCACAAGTGTGATTGCAGGACCACTACCAAAGGTTACAGTTGCTGCACCTGCAGTGGAACCAACTCTATAGAATCCAGTCTGGATCACCTGATATTCAGTTGCTCCTGCTGCTACAGTGTTAGTGCTCAATACATTAAGTACTGTCATTGTCGTGTCTATGTTGTTTCAGTATCATTATTTATATTCTTTTGTGCCTTCAACATTTTTTGAAGATCTGATGTGCTGCCTACAAACATGGCATTAGTAACATTTGTAGGTCCTTTCTTTTCTTCTTTATCTAATTCTTTTATCTTTAATTGTAGATCTATTAACTTATCAGCAACATCACCTACATTTTTAATAAGTTGACCTGCAACTTCATAAGCTCTAGGATGATCTGACGCTCTTGCCACGTCAAGTATTCCATCGACTGCCTCCTGTCCTTTCATCACTAAGTTATGTAGTTGAGCACGAGATGCTTCATAGTCTTGTACTATATCTTTTTGCTCACTTTTCTTTAGTGATGGTTTTACCTTTTCTACATGTTTTTTAAGTTCGGAAGGTTCAGTTCCGAAAGTCTTATCTAGTCCTTCAAATGGATTCATCTTGACCACTCACAGGGTTGTATTTCTTCATGTCTTGGAAGAATGATGTAGTTTCATTGAAACCAAAATCATCCTCAGCAGTGACTAATGCGTCATCAGCTGCATCAAGTTTAAATACGTTTGCTCCTCCAACTGCTGTAGCAGCAGTAGTTCCGTTTCGACCTCTTTGTACATGAACAGTATTACCTGTTATACTAGTAACTTTCATCTGCTCACTACCAATATAAAGATCATCCCACTTAGCAATACCTGTTACACTTGCAACTGGAATGTTAGTAGTTGCAGCAGTAATATTAGAAGACAAGGTAGTTACTACAGTTCCATCCTTATCAGTCCATGCCTCTGGTGTAGTAGTATAGCGAACTTGTCTTGGTGCTGTAGTTGTATTCGTAGATGAGTAGTAATCGACTTTTGTTTCTCTGATAACTTTGTGTTCTGTAACAGGACCGTATAGATATGTTTTTGCAGTAAACCTTAGTGTATAGATAATTGCTCTACGAGAGGTAAAGTCTGATTCATAATCATCTTGATAATCTATAGATTGTAGAACCACAGGAACATCCTTTATCTCTTTCATTGCAGACAATAACTTGACTGGTAGATTATAATGAGGTTGGAATATAGGTAATATCTGTTCTAAAATTTGTAAACCATCATCTTGATTTTTAGAAATAATTGCTAGTTCAAAATCTAAATTATATGGAACTGGCATGTAAGTATTATAATTTTCATCTACGTCTTTAGATATCTTTATCTTTTGAGTAGGAGATACTTTTCTTGTAGGATCATAATTCATACCTGAAATTTCAAAAGAAATTCTAGGTAATGTTATTTGTACTCTTTTATTTGTAGGATCAGGGTTTTGATCTAAACGTGCTAAGAATTTTTGCTTAGGACCATATGCAAGAGGAACTTTCATAACCTCATTTTGTCTTCTCAATTCAATGTTATTAAAAAGAGTTCCAAAACCAACAATGGTCTTTCTGAATATTTCGTGGTAAGCGTATGTTCCTAGCATTAGATTGTCAAGTCAGTAGTGTTTCCAACAGTTCCAAATGGATTAGATTCGGTAAAGTCAATAATATCATCATCAGCAGTCTCAAACTCCATGTTTTGATCATACTCGATGTTCTTATTATCTATAGTATTATAAGATGCGGTTGTCCAAGACGCACTCGATGTTCCACCAGTAATGGTTTCGGGAACAGTAAATGTTCCAGAACGATTTATAACAATAAGAGTTCTAGTAGCAGAATCCCAAGACTTAACTTCAGCAGTAACATTAGATGAACCACCTGTAACAGTCTCGCCTATTGTAAAGTCACCGTTACCACCAGTAGCAAGACCTACTGTAATAGCATTTGCAAATGCAGTTTCGATAGCATCTAGTTCTGCAATGCCTGTGTCAATAGCTTCGTCACTGTACTCAAAGAGTTCACACTGACATTCCCATACAAAGTTTCTACCTAACTGATAGAATGGTCTTTCTACTTCTACAAATTGTATTTCAAATAAATGTTTAGTTATAGGAAACCATATTAGATCTCCTTCGTTTGGTCGTCCTTCGACATTAAGTGTTGTAGAGTCGTCCACTTTTTCTTTAAACTTTTCACGGGAGAATATAAACGTTGTTTTATCTTCGATACGTATTCCAAATTTTGTAAGTAACTCACCTTGTCCTTCCCATCCTTCGACATTATTGACGTAGGCTCTGATTGGTTTAGCTGATTCAAACTTTCCGTCAGCATCTTCTCCGAAAACTGTGTCACGGTTGACAATAGTCCTTGGAACATAATATATGTCTTGACCATAGATTTCAATGCTTTCTACTACTAGGTTTTCAATAAATTTTTGCTCTTGTGCAGAACCGTTTGCTTTAAAACGTGCACTATGAGAATAATCAGACTGTACGTAATCTTGTGCAGGTGTATTTGAGATTGCCATTTAATTACCCTACTATGTCTAAAGGTGGAATTTCGTAACGATCACGAAGTTCTTCTTCAAGATCTTTCTTGAAGGTTGATCCATCTTCTAGGATCTGTCTACCATTTAAGGTAACACCACCTAGCATTTGAATCCCATCATACTTACTTAAGTTCCTACCCCATTGTTGTTGGAATAGTGCTTCAACATAATCTTTTAACCAGTTATCATTATACATTCCTGTATATGTATCTGGATCTTGCCTCATTGTGCAGTCTACTAGTATATAGTCACCAACTTCAAAGTCACTCCAATCCATATCAAGATATAATTTACCTTGATGTTCGTTCCATTTTACTCTACGATTTGCCTGTGAGTTAGTAATCCAATCAAGAGTTTCAAGATACTGTGAAGTTAAGAAGTAGTGTAATATATGTCCATGCGTCATAGCATAGATATCATTCAAAAATATCTGATATTTAATATTAAAAATATTACCTGGTACTATACTTGATGCACCAATACTTGTGTAAACATGATTAATACCTAATGTGCCAGGTGCAGTATCAACATAATTGTTTTGCTCAAACCAAGCACTACTACCTGATTGTCCAAATGATTTTGCATTAGTTTTGATTGCTTCAGTTACTTCTATTCTCAAGAATGCTTTATAACTTCCGTTATAATGATATTCTTGGTAGTAATCAATAGCTTCTTCTACTAAGTCATCTAACTGCTCAGTAGCAACGTTTATGTCAATCGTAGGAAAACCTAATCTACGAAGGGCATAGTCTTTTAATTCAGTTTTACTTGAGGGTCTAGTAGCAGACATTTGTTATTATCCGAATGAATTAATAGTCAAATTAGTAACATCATTAGCACCAACGGTTTCTCCAACTTTGAAGAATCCATCTACATTATCAACAGTAACAGAACTGCTATCCATAGCAGTAATAGTTCCAACAGTTCCACTAGTTGTTCCTGTTAGAGTTGCACCAACTTCCATTGTAGTAATGTCAGCGAGTGAGAATGTTGCATCTGTGAATACAGTAGCAATGTTGATAGAACCATCAACAAATACACTTGCAACATCAAAGGTTGCATCATTGCCAAATACAGCAGATATAGGAATTGTACAACCATTACCATGTATTTCTGACACAGTAAATTGAGCAGTTCCACTACCCCCTGCAATAGTTATAACTTCAGATGCTGCATAACCAGATCCATCATCATTGATTGTAACAGCAGTTATTGCTCCATTTTCATCAACTGTAGTATCAACTGTCAACCCAGTTCCTGATCCAGATGAAGTTGTTGCAACTCCAGTTCCTGCTGAGTATCCAGTTCCTGCTGTCGTAATGGCACCAAGAGTTTTAGCACCTGATCCATTAGCATTTACAATAGTAATAACATCTGATACTGCATAACCAGATCCATCATCATTGATTGTAACTCCAGTTACTACTCCTGCTGATGTAGTGAGATCAACTGTTAATCCAGTTCCACCTCCTCCAAGAACTGCAATACCAGTTCCATCAGCATATCCTGTTCCTCCAGTAGAAATAGATCCTAATGTTTGTACTCCACCACCATTAGGGTTAGTTATGGTAATAGTGTCATCAACAGAATATCCTGTTCCTGCAGCGTTCACTGTAACTCCAGTTACTTGACCACTTGATGTAGTAACATCAACTGTCAAACCGCTTCCCCCACCACCAGTCGTTGCAAGTCCAGTTCCATTAATGTAACCAGTTCCAACGACAAGAGTATCTGTTGTAGACACTCCACCTGCATTAGGATTTGTAAGTGTAATTGTTTCACCATTTACATAACCAGTTCCTGCAGCATTAATTGTAAGGTTTGTAAGTGCTCCAGAGGCATCAACAGTTGTATCTAAAGTCAATCCAGATCCAGATCCACCTGTTGTTGATACACCAGTTGCATTAGTAAATCCACCAGTTCCAGTTACCAGTGATCCAAGGTTCAATGTAGAAACACCCCCTGCATTAGCATTTGTAATTGTTAAAGTATCTCCTATTAGGTAATCTGTTCCTGCTTGATTTAAAGCAATGCTAGTTATAGCACCGTTAGTTACAGTTGTGTCAACTGTTAATCCAGATCCAGTTCCACCAGAAGTTGCAACGTCAGTTCCTGCAGTAAATCCTCCAAGACCACTTGCTGTAATAGATCCAAGTGATACAACCGAACCTGGTGTTGGGTCTCCTGATAGATTAAGTTTTAATGTAGTTGTAGTAGCAAGATTATTCAACATTGCTTGTAACTGTGCAAACGCATTATCAAGTTTGTTTTGTACTCTTGTTTCTGTGTAGTATAGATTTGAAGAACCTTCTGATAAACTATCAGTATCATGGTTGTCAAGGTTTGTTGCCTGTGTTGCAGTAGCAGGAGTAATGTCAGTAGTTCCGTCAAAAGTTGTGCCACCGATATTTCTTGCAGTCTGTAAGGCAGTTGCAGTATCAGCGTTACCTGTTACATCACCAGTTATATTTGCATTAATAGTATTTGTAACATTGATAGTATCAACATATAGATTTGCCCATTTCTTAGCACCAGATCCTAAACTCCAAGTAGAACCTGTATCAGGAACTATAGTTTTAGCAGATGAGGAAGAATTAGTTAAGTTACCAGCTAGATCACCATTAATGTTAGTGATAGTTGCTGTATCACCAACAAAGTTATCTCCATAAATGTTCGCATATCTGGTAGCACCATTTCCTATACTCCAAGTACTGTCAGTCTCAGGAATTATTGATTTGGTTGATGTTAGTGAATTAGTTAAGTTACCACCTAGATCACCACTAATATTAGTGATAGTTGCTGTGCTTGCTGTAACAGCATCAACATATAGATTAGCATACTTATTGTTGCTTGCTCCTAGATTCCAAGTGTTATTAGTAGCAGGAACTATAGATTTAGATGATGTAGAACTGTTAGTTAAGTTACCACCTAGATCACCACTTATTTGTCCTATAGTTGCGGTATCCCCAGTAAAAGCATCTCCATAAATGTTTGCATATCTAACACTACCAGATCCTAGATTCCAAGTACTATCATTGTCAGGAACTATAGATTTAGTTGAGGTGGATGATGCAACTAAGTTACCAGATAGATTACCATTTACTTGTCCTATAGATGCTGTATCACCAGTAAAATTATCTGCATATGAATTTGCATATCTCTTTGAACTTGATCCTAGATTCCAAGTAGAATCATTCTCAGGAACTATAGATTTACTGCTAGTATTAGAAGCAACTAAGTTACCAGATAGATCACCATTAATATTAGTAATAGATGCATTATCACCAATAAAGTCATCTCCATAAATGTTTGCCCATCGAACTAGGGAACTTCCTAGATTCCAAGCAGAATCATTATCAGGAACTATTGTTTTTGCACTGCTAGAAGAATTGACTAGGTTACCAGCTAGATTACCATTTACTTGTCCTATAGACGCTGTATCACCAACAAAGTTATCTCCATAAATGTTGTTGTATCTGGTAGTACTACTTCCTACATTGAAAGAAGAATCAGTAGCAGGAACTATAGAATTAGTTGAGGTGGATGATGCAACTAAATTACCAGTTAGATCACCACTAATATTAGTAATAGTTGCATCTTCACTAACAAGAGTATCTGCATAAACATATAACCATCTATTAGAATTGCTTCCTAGAGAATAAGTAGAATCAGCAGCAGGAATTATTATTTTTGCTGTAGTAGAACTAGCAATTAAGTTACCGCTTAGATCTGCAGTTATTTCTCCTGCAGCAAAGTTTCCAGAACTATCACGTAAGACTAAGTTGTCAGATGCATTGTTAGGTGTAGAAGCAACGTTAATAGTTGTGTCTCCTGAGACACCATCAGCATTGGTAAGTGTTATACCTGATGATGATGTAACTTGTAAGGTTCTTTGTGCAAAAGTATTAGCAGCAGTTCTTACGACATAACCAGTACCAGTCATTCCAGATAATCCAGTTATATCAGGATCATCAAATGTTGTTGTAAGTGTAATATCTGAACCACCATTAATGGTTATGCTTCCGTTTACAACACCGTCAACAGTTAATGTTCTAGCAGTCTTCCATTCGTCAGCAGTAATTGCGTTACCTTGAATACCTGCACCTGATCCAGTTCCAGATGCAACAGTGATAATATTAGCAGCAAAGTCACCAGATGAGTCACGATTAACAACTGTAGATACAGTGTTTGCAGTGGCAGTTGTCATACCATCTAGTAAGTCTGCATTAAGATTATTGATCTTATCAGTTGTTGGAATAACAAGAGCAGGTCCTGATGATACCTGAGATGTAATTTGACCATCTACAGTTAGAGTTCCATCTATGTTTGCATTTGAATCAATATCAACAGATTGTCCTGCACCTGTAACATGAATAGAACCAACTCTTAATGCACCATCAGTTCCTGTAAATATTTCTGAATTATTAGTAGCATCTGTTAAGAATGCAAATTCTAAGGATGATCTATCTAATCCGAAGAAGCCAACTTTAGCAGAACCGTCGTAGTAACGGAACTCAACACCACGATCCTTAGCATCATTAGAGACTGGTGCTGTGTCACCACCCAAAGTAATAACAGGGTCATCGAGAGTTGTGACCGTGCTGTTGACAGTAGTTGTTGCTCCATTGACTATTAAGTTACCTCCAACTGTAAGATCATTATGGAACTCACCATCTCCTGTTAAATTAGTAACAGTAAATGCAGCTCTTGTGTTAGTGTTGTCATAAACAACAAGATCACCACCAATAAAGGTATTTTTAGCAATCCTCGCACCACCATCATTAGTGAATGCTATAGAACTGTCTCCAAAACTTGTAGCATCTTGAGTATTGCTGATATTAAATTTACCTGATACATCAGTATTATTATTAATACCTACAGTTCCAGATAATATTGTATTACCATATACTCTTGCGTCAGATCCTACAGCAAGTTTCTTAGTAATTCCAACACCACCACTAATTCTTACACCACCATCTGCAGTATATGTTCCTGTAAGTGTTTGGTCTGAAGAATTTGTTAGACTTGTAACTCCAGTAACACCAAGAGTAGAATTAAGTTGTGATGCATTACCAACAGTTATTGTTCCAACAATGTTAGTATTACCATTGTCAGTATCAACTGTAAATTTATTAACACCAGAACCATTCTGAATTAAGAAGTTCTCATTGGAAGCATTGATTACAAGTGAATCAATAATATTAGTTTGACCTTGTACTGTTAATGTTCCTTGTGTTTCTGTATTACCGTTATCAGAATCAACTGTAAATTTATCTACAGAACTATTATTCTGTATCTTGAACATCTTATTGTCAGCGTTCAAGATGATATTGTCTTGGAAGGTTGCTTGACCATCAACATTTAGAGTTGAATCAAAGTCAACGGTTGCATTTACTGTGAGATCATCTGTAAATGTTGTGTCTGCATTAACAGTTAAGATGTCGGAACTAGCATTACCAATAGTTGTTTGAGAACCATTAACCGTAAAGTTATTTGTAAGGGTTGTATTACCAACAATATTGACGGTTCCTTGTATAGTTGTATTTCCGTTATCAGTATCTACTGTAAACTTATCGCTGTTTGAGTTGTTCTGTATTTTGAACATCTTGTTATCAGCGTTGATAGTTACATTGTGTTGGAATGTAGCAGCGTTATCAACATTTAAAGTGTTATCTAAATCAACAGCTGAGTTAACATTTAACTGACCTGCAATAACTGTATTACCATTATCGCTATCAACTGTAAATTTATCTGCAGAACTATTGTTCTGTATCTTGAACATCTTATTATCTGCATTGAGTGTTACATTGTCTTGGAATGTAGCACCACCATCTACGTTTAATGTTGTATCAAGATCAACAGCTGAGTTAACATTTAACTCACCAGATATGACTGTGTTACCGTTGTCGGTATCGACTGTAAATTTATCTGCAGCTGCAGCAGTTTGAATCTTGAAGAACTTATTGTCTGCCTTTATAGTAGTTGCATCACTTACTACCAAAGTACCTGCAATAGCAGTGTTACCAGAAGATGCTGTTATATTAAACTTGTCAGTGTTTACATCTACATTGCCTGTAACAGCAAGGATGCCTTCCATAGTAATGTTACCAGTTGTAGATCCTGCAGTAATTTTTGCAGTTCCACTTCCGTTTTTCATTATAAAGTTCTTAGAAGCACCTTGAATAACTACCTCATCATCAAACCTAGATGTTCCATGAGTTCTAAAGTTAGTATCTACATCTAATGTTCCACCAATATTAACGTCATCTCCTATACCTACACCACCTGCTACTACCAAATCTCCAGTAGTATTAGATGTTGAATTAGTATTTGTTGTAAGTTTTAGATTTCCTGCAATGACCCCTGCATCTGTTCCTCCAAATACTTCTCCAGTATTTGTGGCATCATATAGAAAACGGAATCCTCCTGAGTGTCCTGCGAGATCTGCATACGAATCGTCGTAACCGAAGAATCCAAGTCTTGCTTGAGTGTCAAAATATCTGAACTCAACTCCCCTATCCTTACCATCATCACTAGCAGGAGCAGTGTCACCACCAAGAGTAATGATTGGATCATCCAACGTTGTGACTGTTGAATTAACTGTTGTAGTTGTTCCATCTACCTGTAAGTTTCCTCTTATTGTTACTAGACCACTAACATCTCTATCGTCATTAGGATCAATTAAAATATCTCCAACAGCACCAATATGGTCTGCTTGAAATCTCATTGTTTCTATATGTACCTTTCCAGATGCACCAGTAGCATCAATATCCACTACATCTTCTGCAGATAATGTTAATGTGCTAGTGCCAGATCCTGAGTTAGTAGAAGCAACAGTTAAGTTTCTGTTTTGTGCAGTATTCTGAGTAAGTTCTATGTTGAAATCACCATCACCAGTTTTATCAATCTGTTGTGTACCTGCACCATCGAACATGAAATCAGGATCACTGAATACAGTTTTTACATTAATATCAACTTCTCCACTTCCACTATCTCCTGTATTATTTGCACCAAATAATAGATTCCCAGAGGTATCATTTACCTTAACATAATTAAGATAGTTAAATCCTCTATAACCAGTTACTGCAGTTAATTCTTGATCTAATTCAAAATTCTCTATTGAATTACCATCTGCAAAACCTATTCTATTGTTTTGCATCTGTGTATTATCTACACCTGTAGCAGCAATAGTAACATGACCATTTGCATCTACATCAAAATCTTCTTGAGCAAATGATGCTAATCCTTTTTGTTCTACTGCAGCATCAGCGAGATATCTCCAACCTCCACTATCTCCAGAGGTATGAGTAGGTGCAACTCCTCCAGAACTAATGTCTTGAATTGCTTGATATACCTTACTTCCTGTTTCAATTATATCGTATCTTACATAATTGGTAGCACCATTAAATGCACCATACTTACTACCTTCTGTAGCAGTTGCAATAGGGACGTTTGTAGATGATTGTAATCTACCATCTTCGTCAACAGTAAACTTAACTGCGTTTACAGTCTGAGTTCCAAATGGTTCGTTATTACTTCCTACAGCATTTACAGATGTCAAAGACTCTGTATTATAATCACCAGGTACTACAGTTGTAGTAATTAAATTAATTGTTGGATTACCGTTTACACCTGCACCATTTTGTATTTGTATCTTTCCTGCAGTTCCAGTAACGGTTCTAGTTGACATAGCACCACCACTAGTTCTAGCGATAATACCAGTTGTTGTAAGACCTGCAACAGCAACTAGGTCTAAATCATAAGGTTGAGCAGAAGCACCCTCTACAGTCCCGTCTAGACCGTAGTCAGCAAGAGTTCCATTGTTACCTGTAGTAAAATCTTGTGCAGCAGTAATTCTACCTTTTGCGTCAACAGTTACTTTGTTATAAGTTCCAGATGAAGAAGATGTTCCATCATAATGAGGAAGTGTTGAAACTAAAGAAAGTTCTGCAGCAAGGTTTAGGTTTTGTGATCCGTCAAATGTTCCTGTGGCACTTAAATCCTCAGATAAAGTTATCTGTCTAGTTGATGAAAGTCTTGCAGCAGTAGAAGAGTTACCAATCAATGTTGCAGTTATAACACCTGCAGCAAAATTACCATCAGCATCCCTTTGTACAAGAGTGTTTGCAGTGTTAGATATAGATTCAACAGGTCTTTCATATCGCAAGGTATTCCATGCTGATACACCATCACCTATCTTAAATCTACCAGTATCTAACTCAATACCCAATTCACCTTGAGCAAGAGTAGGGTTTGCGTTTGCCCATTCCTGAGCACCACCCCTTCTTAATTGTATTCTATTTGCCATTTTATTTTAGGACAACCTTATGAGAACATGCTTCCAAGTTATTTATGTCACTAAAAAAGGGGAACTTGTGTCCCCCTTAAAAAATCATTAATCAGTTAAACCAGGAGACTCATCAGTTACATCATCCGCAGGTATTTCTGGGGGTGATTCTGGAGTCTCTTCGGGAGGATTGTAGTACTCCAATGCTTCGATAGCACCTTGAAGCTTAAGTGCTTGCACTTCATTTTGTTTAATTTTTTCAGCAAGTTGCTGATTTTCATTTATCAAACCTGTATATCTCTCTTTAAATTGAGACAACATTTGGTCTTGACCTATTTTTTCCATAATCAGGATTGTTTTGTTAACGTTAACAGAAGAGATTTAATCTCATCTAACTCTGATTTTAAACCAGAAACATCATTTTGTAAAGTAGTTAAATCACGTTCTTTCTTTTGTTCTGCTTTATATTGCTTCATGTATTGTTCATACTTCGCTTTGTCAGAACACTGGATTGCTCCAGTTACATCATCCTTGTACCATCCTTCGAGTCTTTTCTCTCCGTCTTTAATTGGGACTTTCATTATACAGCAAGGGCGATTGCTCTTAGATCTCTAATGACTGGTGCGTATGCTTGGTTTGGAGATACAAACACTATCTTAATTTGATATTGTGAGAAGTCTAAACCAGTAACTTCATACTCATAATCAAAATATTCTACTTCCTCAGTAGTATCTGGAATCTTAGCATTTTGAGTATCAAAATACTGCCATCCTAAACTTTCGATTGAATCAGTAGATCCAGAGGGTAATACTCTATATAGAGGTTTAATGTGAGTGTTAGATGGACGATATCCTGCAAACATTAATTTAATAGAGGATGATGGATTAGTTAGATCAGCAACCTTAGTAATGTAAACACCATTATGTTCATCACCAACTGGTAATGTAGCGGTGGTAGTATCATTAGGAGCATTGACTCTATTACTAATTGTAGTGATAGACATTCTGTCAGTATCAACAACAGGAGTTACATTATCCATTTCACTGAACATTGTTAAGTCAAGTCTAAATGACTTGGCACCACTTAATTCAGCAGACTCATTGATAGCAGAACATATCAACTGTGGAGCAACAAAGTAGTTGTCCTCACCTAGGTTTACATCATAAAACTCACCAGTATTACTAAATGAATTTTGTGATAAGTTACTTCCATCATTAATAGATGTACCTGTAATAGTATTAACTCTTGCAGTAATCTGTGTCTTAGGAAGAGTCATTCTCTGAATCTGAGGAGAAATGATCTCATACTGGATATTTTGTGATGCAATAACGTGGTTATCACCAGATCTAATACCCAATCTAGCAATAGATGAAGTTGCAAGATCGTAACTATCTAAGGTAGGATTCATAATATTATTATGAGTCTTATTAATTTCAATTAAAGGAATACCATCTAAGTTGTAGCATTCTACATCTGTTTCATCAGCGTGACTTACAGCAGTAGTTCCTGCTAATCCTCTTTCGTTAATAGTAATAGTTTTACCAGTTCCACTAATTCCTGTGTAAGACATAATCTCATCTTCAATCTGAATATAACCTAAGTTTAGAGAACCTACGTTTGCACCATTAATAACAGTGTGGAACGCACTAGCATCATTAACTTGTATGGTTGTATCAGAATCAGATATAGATGATGTCAAGTATGTTGGTGATACTTCAGATTTAACACCTTCGATAATAACATTATTATCAGTATCATGCATACCATGATGTGAATGCTGTATTGTTACTCTTCTTTGTGATGTTGTGTATGTTGGTGTGCTGCTTGGGAAAGCATCTTGAACAGTTGCAGAAGATACGTTATCACCTGCGTAACTAATAGTTGCAACAGTAGCAGTTTTACCAGATGTTCCACCAGTAATTTGTTCTGTAGATGCAGCAAAGGTTGTTGACACATATTTAAGTGTTAACGATCCATTTCCTCCACCACTATCTGTCCAACTAACGACCTCTGCAGTTGGAGCAGAAGCACTGTTACCTGTAATAGTTTCTCCAACTGTAAAGTCACCAGATGCACTACTTACTGTCATAGTAGCAGTAGTCTTGGAAGATACTAATCTATTAATAATTGTTCCACCAGTTGATGAACCTGCTTGCCATGTTCCTGATATATCATTGATAGTTAGAAGAACACCTGCATTACTGTCTGTAATTTCCTTAACTGTTCCTTGTGCAAGAGTTGTTTTCTGATACACACGAGCACCAACTGTATAAGGTAAAACACTGTTTACAGCATTCATTACTAGTTGTAACTCTGGTTGATATGTTTGTACTGGATCAGTTCTCAATACAATCTTACCACCATTACCTAAGTCCAGAGGAGCATTATTCAACGTTAATTGACTTACAGTACTAGTATTGAATACCGCTTTGTAAATAATAAATTTAAGATCTTCATACTGGTCAGCAGTCCATGTAGATGCGTTTTGTGATTTGAATAGCACACCTGCATATGGTTGCTCAGATATAGTTCTGTCTCCAGTAATATCTAATTCACCCATTCTAGAAATCCAAACCTGATATTCATTAGAGTCTGAGAATAGAACAAAGCAATGCTCAATAGACTGTGGAATATAAACAGGTGCTTGGAATGTAAATTTAGTTGCTATAGCACCAGTTTCAGATGTCTGAATAGTATCAGGAGTTACTGTAACATCAGAGAAAGGAAGAATAGATGTTGTTGGATAACCATTTGACATTGTTCTAATCTGCATTGAGATAGGAATGTTGCCATCTTTAGAGTTAAAGTAAACATCAACAGAAGTTAAGAATACACCACCCTCTTCATCAACCAAGAATGATTGAGCAAGTGGATCCCACCAACCAACCTGTCTGCTTTCAGTTCTAGTTGTTTGAATTGTTCTATCTTGTGTTACTGTATCTTGAACAATATCTGCGTTTCTAATAGCAAGAACGTTTTCTTGTAATGTATTTAAAGTTCCTTTTGCAGCATATTCTGTTTGTGCAGCAGACGCAACTGCTCCACCAGTTCTAGCATCTTCGGGATGTGTTGTTAACCTTAATAATCTACTACCAGTTTGCCAACGTGGATTTGTACTAATTTGAGGAGGAGGAATGAATAGTGAACCTTTCCATTGTCCTAATCTATCAGTCATCAATCTACGATCACGTACAACTGCTCGTGCACCTGATGTTCCAACTAATACTTCACCTACTTGTATATTACCGTAGTATTGTCCAACTGCCTGTGCAGCAAGAGAAGTTGTATCAACGTTAATAAAGTTTGTAGTTGAAGAATATGATGAAGGCATGTCAGTATCATCATATGGATTCCATGTAAAGAAGTCATTAGGTGCAGAAACTCTAAATCTAGCACCACTTGTTAGACCTCTAACTGTTTCACCAATCACAAATGGTGTTGAGTTTGTTCTACTGTCTGTAGAAGGATCCTTAATAACTTCAAGAACTTTTGGCATCATGTAATCACCAATCTTAGTTCCATCAAAGAATGAATAGAATGTTGTTCTAGGTTTCATTCTAGCAACAGTTACATCAATGTTTCTAGAACGTATCCAAGGAATAGCAGTTGAAGATACAGTTCTATCCCCTATAGATCGACGATCAATTCTAGGAACTATTCTACTTCTAATACCTCTTCTGGTTTGATTGGTTGTAGTCGTAATGGTTCTTGATCCCATAACACGACGACCTCTACCACGAACAAAGTTAGCAAATGTATGTTCTCTCCATCTACTCCAACCACTTGTAGATTCTCCACTCCAGTTAGTATTCCATGAACCCCATTGGATAGGAGCAAAACCAGATTGATCTACATTCAACGCTCTGCTAGTTGCTTCAAAACTTCCTTCAACATCAATAACATTAACAGGAAGACGATTTGTATCTACCCAGTCATCACTAGCAGGTACAAGATCAATACGTCCGATGTATGTAAATACGTTGAATGGGTTAACGTTCTCAACACGAGATGCATATGATTGTGTAATTAATGGTATTTCTTCATATGGTAATGTAATCAGAGGTCCTGTTTGTCTATAATTTTGTGATAAAGACTCATTTATTAATAGTGCTGTATTTGTAGTATAGTGTGAAGGTTGTGCTGTTCCATCAGAAAAACTTAATGCAGCAGCAAAATCTGGGTTAGTTGTACTTGACTTAGAATGATCTGTAAAGTCATCTACAATAAATCCATTTTTTAAACGATTCTTACCAGATGCATCAGTAATTTCAACATTGAATGTATCACTCTCTAACATATTAAGAGATGTATAGTATTCAACTTGATCAAGACGTTTTTCTATCTTACCAATGTCACGCATTGTATAACGTCTATTATCAGATTTTTGTACAACAACATCAGAAGAAGGATCAAAACCATACGGTGCATGTGATAATGTTGCTAATAACATACCATCTTGTAGATCGTCTGGAGGAGAAGGTCTTTGTTCTGACTTACCTTTAACAACTTGGAACTCTCCAGTAGGTAATAAGTATAACTTATCAACTCTAGGAAGATACCAATCAAAATCACATCTGAAATCACTATTGACTTTAGGTACGTCAAACAATGTAGCAGCAGGACTACCTGCAGTTGGGAATGTTCTATGCTTAAAGTCTAGTGTAGCAGCATTAACATATGCGGGAGATGAAACTGTTCCAGTTCCTGCAAATAAGTTTCTAACACCTGGTCTAAAGTCTAAGAAGTCAGGTAAGAATTTCTCTTGATAATAAGGAACGTCTGCATATGCAGTATCCAAATATGATTGACCTGCAAAGTAGTCTCCAGTTGCAGCGTGAGAATAGTAATCTAAAACAATTTTTAATTTTCTAATTGGTTTTGCAACACCCTTCTTTCTTACAAGTTTAGATATACCATAGATAAATCCTGTTTGACCAGTTTCTAATTGATAACGATCTGTAATAACTTTAGATCCTGCAACAATAGATCCTACAGAGTCATTGATAATACCTTGAATAGGAATATTACTACTATTAAATCCATCAACTGTCTCACCAGATATAAATTGTCCACTAAGATAAACTATGGATAGTTTTAAAGTGCTTGAGTTAAAATCAACAACTCTTGCTCTTGCACCAGATGTTTTACCTGTAACAATACTTTTGGTTTCAAAGAATGTTGGTTCAACTA